CCTGTAACTTATCCATTCCCGAAGATAGTTCTTCGATTTTCTCTTGTCTGGATGATACGATGGTTTCTTTATGATCGTGAGCAATGCCTTGCTGGCACGTCGGACATTCGTCTGTCTCATTGTAGAATGCCACCTCCTTCTGGAGATCGCGGAGTTGGGTGGAAAATTTGGTTTTAAAAGATTCGAGTTTCTTTTGCTTTGTGGCGAGATCTCCGAGTGCTGCCTTGGCATCTTCGTGTGTAATCTTCTCTCCTTCGAGTGCAGCAACAAGACCTTGGAAACTGGCGATGGATAATTCACCTTCTTCGATTCGTGAGATAATTTCATCAACTCTTTTCTCACGATTTGCCTCCAGTGTGTCAACATATTCTTTTTGAATTGATGCTTTCTGCTTCAAAACTTCCAGTTTACCGTCGGCATCTTGAATTTGGTCTTTAAGAGCATTCAACTTGTCACGTAATACCACATTCATCGTAGTGAAGATTTGAATATCAAGTAGGTCTTCGATGATGTCTCTACGGGTACCAGACGGCAACTGCATAAACGGTGTAAACGAGGCCGAACCAAGAATTACAATCTGAGTAAAAGATTTGTAGTTCAACTTGAGAATGGATTCCTCAAGATACTTTTGATAGTCACGGGCGGCAGCATCTTGGTTCAACAGTTCACCGTCAACATAGATTTCAAAAAGACCTGGCTTGATGCCGCGAACAATCTTATACAATTTACTACCAGTATGGAATTCTACCTCAACCAGAAGTTGCTTCTTGTTAATAGAGTTTACCAACTGCGGCTTGTTGATGTTACGAAACGGCTTACCGAAAAGGGAGAAGCATAATGCATCAAGCATTGTGGACTTACCGCCGCCATTCTCACCGACTATGAGGGTGCTGGGTGAACGGTCTAGTTTAATTTCAGTAAACTGATTGCCAGTAGAAAGAAAGTTCTTCCAACGAATAGTGTTAAAAATAATCATACTGTAACGTTCTGTGCCTCAACATAGAGAGTTTGTAGAATAGACTTGATACGGTTCTTTTCCAGATCGGTTTGAATGGTGTCAACAAAATCTGAGAGAACAGACATAGTATCTTCCACATTCAACTCGTCATCATCGGTCGCTTCCGTTTCAAATTCAGAAAAGTCTTCAATGATTTTAAGTTCGATTAGATTTAGGTCATACAACTTATCAACAAAGCGGTCAAACTTATAGAAGTCGATTTTCTTCACAACTACCAAGCGAACACAAGAACCGACCATGGGTAGAAGGTCGATGGCAGACGGGTCACCATTAGTATCATCATAGTAGATTTTATGAAAGATTTTAAATGGGTTCTCAAAGAATTCTACTTCGTTTGTTTCCGTATCATATAAGTGATACCCTCTCGGATCATTATAATCATTCCAAGTAAACTCATAGGTATTACCAAGATACAAAATATTACCAGACCGACTACGATGGTGAAAATGACCGCTACAAACGAGAGGAAATCTATCAAAGTCCACAGTGTCCATTCCGTGGTCATTTTTATACCCACGATACATTTCGAAACCTGAAAATTCAAAGTGTCCAAAAACTGCTTGTGCATTACTTTTCTTTACTACCTCCATAGTTTCTGAATAATTACCAGAACAAATCCATGGAACAAGTAGTAGATTTTTTCCGTCTAATCTAATTTCTTCTGCTTCCGAATATGTAATAATGTTTTCATACTCACGGAGCAAAAGGTCTAGTGAGTTTACATCATTAGTATTCTTGAAGAAAGTATCGTGGTTACCAGCAATCATATGAACGTCGATGCCCAAATCACTGGTTTTGTCAAAGAAATACTCTCGGCATTTCTTCAACGTATTATAATTTATAAACTTGCGGCGGTCAAAAACATCACCAAGATGAATAATAGTCTTGATGCCTTCCCGTTCCAGATGAGGGAAGAATGTTTCTGTGTAGAACTTCGCAAAGAAGTTGTCAAACGGAATGGAATCCGACCTAGCACCGAAGTGAGTATCTGTAATCAACGCAATTTTCATGACTTTAGAATTCCAAGTAAAGTATTAGTCTGGCTGATTGCATCATCAAGCGCATGGTGATGCGTGTCATTTTCGGCTGCACGAATCTTAGCATTGCTAAGGCCCATAAGATTCATAACGGTGCGATAGCACATGATGTTATAAAAGCGCCAAGGGTACGGCAGACCTACCGCGGCATATGCAGACTCCAGAATGGTAATATCAAACGAAGCACCGTTGCCCCACGGCATTACCTTGTCTCTACCAATCCAGTCAGTGAAACTTTGTAGTGCGTCCACGAGTTGCAGTTGGTCGACAAGAAGAGCATCTCTAGCCGCGGCACTTTGCTGCATCCACCAATCAATAGTAGACTTGTCAACGTGAAGCCCTGCGGTCTTACAAGATTTAGCATCGATGTTACAGTAGAACTTATCGATAATACCTTCACCGATAGTAAACTTGGTAGCACCAATAGAAAGAATGGTCGCGTTGGCTCTTGTCGAAAGAGTTTCCAAGTCAATCATTACATGAACGGTATTAAGATCAGTTACTTTCATTTACGCTTCTCTTTTGCATATTGTGATAATGCCTTATCGCAGTAGTCACGAATATTTTCTACCGTCACCATATAGTTATGTCTGATATTAGACGGCGTTGCCTTGTCCTGCATAGTATCGACCATCTGCTGGACGATTGCAGGAACAATTAGTTCCTTAGTCATATTACACCTTATTTTTTATCTGTAACCAACGTAGGGGTTGCAGAATTTGTGGCATCAGGAATAGCTTCCTGTAGCGCCTGTTCGGGATCAATCTCTTCGACATCTTGAATGCGCTTCAATGCAATTTGACCATTACAGATCATGTAGTGCTGACCTTCGCCGAGTTTAGACGATTCAAGATAGATGCACCCAGCATTCTGAACCGAAATGTTTCGAACTTCTTCGCGATGACCGGCAACGCTAGTAACAACAGAAATCACAGCGGTAGAAACAACGCCTAGCATCAATAGGGAGAACCAGTTATCAGAAACAAACTTAACAGCAGTATTAACTTTAGGAGAATCAACCATAAATGTACCTTTCAATTAGAAGTGATATTTACATATTACTCTAAATCTAGTCCAGAGTCAACAGTTTTTTGTTTGTCCAGATATTTTGGTCTGCGCTTAGGAATGTTACTGACTTCTGCTGGCTTATCAAAGTCTTCTACCAGGTCAATTGTCTTTTTAAGATAGTCAATAAACTCGTTGCCATAATCACCGCCGTCATGGTCCTGCGTGATTAAATCATGCACATCTAGATTACGGATGTATCGATACTTGGCTGCTTGTTGCTTCTTCTCTTTCGCAATACGGCGTAAGAAGGCATAATACGTAATCTGTGTGAAGTAAGCAAAGGGATTCCTAGACTTAGCAGGATCGAAGTTATCGATGTAAGTAATACAGTTTTCAATTCCATCAAGAATCATTTCCTCGCGATAGGTATAGTTGATGAAGTTTGATTTATATGCTAAGTGATTCGCTATCTTGAGAAAGCATTCTCCTAGATAATTAGGTACGCGAGGCTTCTTACTACGGTCATAGTCGGGTTCAGCTTTAGCAGCCAAAACCTTTTCTCTATACTCCGTAATCTTTTCTAGAAACAAAGCATTATCTACGTAGTGGACATTATTTTTTTTATTCTTGGCCATTGGGACCTCCCTCATGATATAATCTGTTATACTACATTTTTTTATATATAGCAACATTTTTATTCAAAAAAAGTATTTACAACTGGTGATTCTTGTGGTATAAGAAGAGTGTAGCTCTTCAAGAATGAATCAATTAAGTAATCCTTTGCTTCTTAGTATTCTTGCTTGAAGCATTTCCATCTCATCAAACTCATCAATGTCTTCTATTGACTCAGGCGAATCGTTGCCGATATACATGAGGTATTGCTGTAGCAGATTTTCTTTTAATGAACCGGAGGTAAGTATCTCCCCGGCGCTCAAAAGAAAACTTTTGTCAGGAGAAATTCCAATCCATGGCTTCAAAAGAAATGTTTCACCGTTTATTCCTTCATGAGTAACTTGAACCGCAATAACAGCAATCGGATCATCAACCCAATAATTATTAGAGTCAGCTTGGCGAACACCTGCAATGAGTGTTTCGCCATTTTTTAATCTTAGAACAGTCACATCGGTCATAGCTGTATTCTCACTAATTTGTAGTTGAAACCTTCTTCATTATATATCTTAATTCTTTCCACCATATGAGAAAGAGTGTAGTTCTTACGGCTCTTCCATGTTAGGTCATCACCGATATCAAATAGTCTGCACATTGTCTTGTCGGTACCCTTTCGAAGTCCTCTACCGATAGATTGTAGATTTCGAATGCGAGACTTAGAGGGTGAGGCAAAGATAACGTTGTGAAGATTTCTTATATTTATGCCCGTTGAAAACGTGCCGTAGGACGCTATGATGATGGCGTCTTTTTCTTTTTCCGTGATATCTCTAATCGCTTCACGCTGTTGCGTATCTGTGCCACCGTGGACAAAGAAAACTTGGCGATTATCTCCAACCTTGTTATTGATTAGGTCATACAAAACTTGGCCATGCTTTTCAACAAACTGGAATAGAACAAGCGTATTACCCTTCTGGGTGGTAGCAAGGTTTTTAATCACGTTGTTGCGCTTGGGGTGTGTAACCAGCCAGTCCATTTCTTCTTGGTACGTGTAGGTCTTTAGCGCCTTCTTCTCTTCGTCTGTATAGTCTAGAAGAATACAGTGAATATCAAGGTCAGCCACTGAGCCTTGGTCCATCAGTTCCTTAGTAGAGATAACTTTTTTAACTTTACCAAATAGTCCCTCAAGAATAAGTTTATGGGTCTTCATTCCATCTAATGTTCCGGTGGTACCGATGCGATACTTTGTGTTAACGCATTTATCAAAGATAGATGTTAGCGACTTTGCTTTAAACAAATGCGCTTCATCGCCATAGATTACATCAAACTCATCAAAGAATTTTTTCGGTAGCTTATAGATGGACTGCCACGTGGAAATTACAATAGATGCTTCGTTTGATTTTTCATGGCCAGCGTAAATCTTGGCGCAGTTCTGAGATACGTACCACTCGGTGTGCGATGCATAGTCTTGAAAGTCTTTATACATTTGTTCTACGAGTGAAGTGGTAGGAACAATAATCAACTGCTTACGACCAAATTGCTGGTGATATCGCATTAGCAGATAGATGATGAGCGACTTACCAGATGCGGTAGGTGATAGTAGCAGTGTGCGACCGATACGAATAGCATATTTAACCGCTTCTAACTGGTAGTCTCTTGTCTCAATTGGCTTATCTTGGCTATGTAAGTTCAAAGATTCCGCAAACTTTTGCACATCTTCCATAGTAACTGGATCACCAATACGTTCCATGTCAACGTCTACGATGTAGTCTAGTCTCTCCGCAAACTCTCTGAGGTATGGCAGAAGGCCAACATAAAGTTCTTTTGTCCAGATATTGAACAGTCTGGCTTTACCGTCCCATAGTTTGGCACGATACGTTGGCATGAAACGTGCGCCCGGGACTTCAAAAGTGAAGTAATCATTTATTTCTTGTGCAATACCTGGGTCACAATCGACCTTCAGATGCACCTCATTTTTCTTGGAAACTTTTAGATCACTCACATCAATCCGTTTGTAAATTTAGTCCACTCAATGGCATTCTTAATATCCCATGTTCTACTATTTAGTGAGCGTATAATTTGCTCTAATTGGTAGAGTAAGGCTTTAACATATTCTACTTTGTCCATAGCTCGAATGATATCTTCATCACAGTTGATGCGGTCTTCCATATCATGCTTCAATGGCTTTAGGCCTTGATACTGGTTCCAACCCTTATCTTGTAGTTCATCTAGGGTCATTTCACCTCGAAAGTATTTACCTTTATCTCGGCGCAAACGGTAGTAATCTGCTTCTGCTTTTCGCAGTTGCAGTTTAGTATTTGAAAGAATATTCAAATACTTTGCATGTAATTCTGGCGTTTTAGTGGATTCTCTACCTAGATTTAGCTCATCTATTTTAGAATCGCCTGTCCACATTTCTTGGACTTCTGATAATTTCATAATATAACCTCAATAGTTATTTAATAAACTTATACATCGTATATTTAAAAGTGACCTGTGCTGTTAGATACTGGACATTACCATCACTGATATCAAATTCCAGTCCTTGTAAAGTTGTTGGATAACAATCAATGAATTTAATTTCCATCGCTTTATTTAGGTCGGAATCTAGAACGACTAATGTTCCATCAGAATAATCACCAGAGCTACTAAAGCCCCTTTCGGTTCCGCCTCTGGCCAGTTTAAATTGTTTATACTGGTTACGCTCTTCCGGAAAGCCTAGACCAATTAGCCAATCGTGTAACTCAATATAGTTTTGGAAGTTTTCTTGAACGATAAACTTTATGGTCAATTCATCATACGTAAGATTGGTACCAGGAACAGTGAAGTCAACCAAAGGGTTGGACACATATGCATTACCGATTGATAATGCTGGAATCATAGCAGACTGGCAAAAGAACGATACATTAGGAAGCGTGTCGATATTAAACTGAAAACCATTTGGTTTCAGATAATTCAAAGTATCAGGTTTATCTAATGTTCTTCTTGACATATCTTTCTCCGTCTATTATTTATAACGAAAAAGGGGAGAGCATTTCTGCTCCCCCCAGTTTTTTGCAACCCTTCCTCTAATGGGAAGGTATCGATTACATAAGGTTAGTAACCTTAACGCGACGATAGTATTGGTTACGGTTGGCAGTGAATGTATCAGCGTCAGTTGTGCCGTTCGACTGTGTTACGTATGGGTTAGCAATCATGCCGTAACGTGTCTTGAAGCCAATCTTTGGCTGGAAGCTGTTAGGGTCGATAGCGCGAACCATTTGTAGTGGAACGTATGGGCAGTAGAAGAGACCAGCATCATATGCTGTAGCGCCCTTATAACCAACAACGTAGAACTGGCTAGCAGCGCCTGTGTTAGCTGAGTAAGGATCAACATAAACCTTCTTACCGCTGATTGTACCAACAAATGTGTTGCCAGTATCATCAACATCAAGAGCAGGAGCACCCTGTAGAGCGCGGCCTGTGTCTAGAACACCAGCCATAGCTAGAGCAGCCGCAACATCCGACGAACAGATGATGAAGTTACCTTTACCACGACGGGTATCTTGTGCGATTACGTTAGCGTCACGTTCCATGTTGAACAGAAGACCCTTGAAACGCTCAACGCTCCAACGACCGTTTGAGTCAACGTCAAGATCGAAAGTACCAGCAGTTGCTGTCGAA